ATGCAAAAGAAGAAGTGGTTTGTTTCTTACGTGATTAAGCCCAAAGGTGAAAATCATGTCACGACTCACGCCTTTATCGAGGGCGACGATGTCGAGGAGGCGCTGGAAGCCTTTATGTTCGAAACCAAAAAAAGCCTGTCGCTGGAAACCGAAGAGCTGACTCTGCTTTCGGTGAGCCTGGTGTAGACTCTGATTAACCTCGCGATTGCGGGGTTTTTTATGTCCTGTATCAGGATCAGTTATCTATTTATATTATTTATAATTTCCCTGGTGCGGCACTCAATTACTTACTGGGATACGGCCAGGCGTGATCAACGCCAGTTGATGAAAGCAGCCCGGTAACCGCCAGATACGCCAGTATCAGGACAAACAGCACAATCGCTGCAATTTCAATGGATTTGAGTAAGTGATGCTTAGCCATAAATAACCCTCCTTCAGATGTGTGTAATCAGACTTCACCCCATAAACTATAATGTTACCGGTAAAGTTCAAGTGAAAATCACATCATGAAACATAAAGCCGCGCTTATTAATGCTTTAACGGAATGTGCTCTTACGTATTCAGAGGGAGGGAACTGGCCTTACAGGCATAAAAAAGCCCGCACGGCGCGGGCTTCTGCGATTATAAGCACGGATTATTCAGCAGACTGACCGCTAAAGTCGATTACCATCCTGCCGCGGATCTTGCCCTGAATCATCTCATCGAAGATGGCATTGACCTCACCAATCTTCCTTTTGGTCACCTTCGGCACCACCTTCCCTTCTGCCGCAAACTGGAAAGCTTCCGCCAGATCGTTACGCGTCCCGACCAGCGATCCCACCACCTGAATGCCATCGAGCACCAGACGCGGAATATTCAGGCTCATCGCTTCCGGCGGCAGTCCGACAGCCACCACCCGACCACCGGCCCTGACCGCATCGACAGCAGAGTTAAACGCTGCTTTGGCAACCGCCGTTACCACAGCCGCATGCGCCCCACCGGTTTGCTCCTGAATAAAGCGAGCCGCATCTTCGCTGGCCGAGTTTACGACCAGGTCGGCGCCCATCTCTTTCGCCAGTGCCAGTTGCCCATCACTCACATCAACCGCGATCACTTTGGCGTTAAAGACGTTTTTCGCATATTGCAGAGCGAGGTTTCCCAGCCCGCCAAGACCGTAAATCGCCAGCCACTGACCCGGTTTTACCTCGGACACTTTCACCGCTTTATAGGTGGTGACACCGGCGCAGGTGACACTACTGGCGGCGTAAGGATCAAGCCCGTCGGGGACTTTGACCGAATAGTCTGCAACGACGATACACTCTTCAGCCATACCGCCATCGACGGTATAACCGGCATTAACGACCTCTCTGCAGAGCGTTTCGTTACCGGAGTTGCAGTATTGGCAGTGACCGCAGCCCTTAAAGAACCATGCCACGCTGGCACGATCGCCTGGCTTAAGTGAGGTCACATCTGGCGCGACTTCCTCAACAATACCGATACCTTCATGACCCAGCGTCACGCCGGTTTTATCACCGAAATCCCCGTTCTTCACATGCAGATCGGTATGGCATACGCCACAGCATTCCATCCTGAGCCGTGCTTCGCCCGTTTTGAGAGGACGCAGCGTCTTCTCAACCACTTCAACCTTGTGTTCACTGTTAGCAATTGCCGCTTTCATAAACGATGCTCCTTTTGATTGAAGCTTTAAGGATAAGCCAAACCGCGGTGATGACAAGATGACAGGTAAGCTTTGGGTGCGAGGCTGGCAGGGTTGTTTCTGCTTTTGCAGAGTGGAGTGGGTTTTTGGGGATGGAGGCCGGGCACCTTAAGCTAATAGGGTTATTTTGCGTTCGCTTTTCCACTCAAATTTTAAGCTCACTAATATGTCAGGATTTTATCAATACCATCGGTTAAATTTAATATACACATAAGAAACTACGATAACCCATGCAAAACTAAGAAGTGCTGCATACTGCGGAACAAAGCAGATGAAGATATACACGCCAGCCACAATAACTGCAGCAGGAACTAAATAGAAAAAAGACTGAATCAGCCATAAAATAGCACGCTTCATTTATTCAGAATCTCATATAGAGCGTCAGCATTTTTCCCCTGCTTGGCAGTACAGGTGCTGATACTGCCGCATCGAATATTGCATGGACGGAAAAACCTGCATAAAAAACTATTTTACGCCCAAAGCTTTCAGTTAAAAATTTTCAATGGCTAAATGTTTAATTAGGCCATTGAATCATTTCATCCAGCCTCTTCAGAATATCGGGGAAATAGCTTTCATCAAGGCCAAAGCTGCCTTTAACCTGAACGCTGTCGGCATGGGATTCCGGGCGAATATCAAACTCTACTATTACACCATCTTTACCAGTCACTTTCCTGATAACCATGTTGAGCTGACCACGCTCGCTGCGAAAAATGAAAGGTTTTAATTCGCGCTGTGCGATTATTGCCTGATAATTCGCGGCAAACTCACCCTTTAAAATTCTTAGCTCACCTACAGTAAATTCAGTCTGAAACTGTACTTTCACGCCGCTTACGGAGAATTCTATCCATGACTGGATCCAATCCCATAAGTGCCCAGCAGGATCTGCTTCATTGTCGGGTATCCTTTCAAAAGGAGAAATCACGAAGGTGAAATCCTCATTGCGAAAATCAAACATAAAAGCCTTCCTTTCAGTTAATCCATATATTTGAAATGCGATATCGTCCAGTCTGATTCACGCACCACAACTTCGAGGGTGTATTCTTTGTACTCATACTGCAGTGTTTGCTTATTAAAGCGTAGCTTGAACATTCTGGTTTCATATCTGAACATGCCATCACCTTTACGGGGATCTGCCATTCTCTTGCCATATCGAATGGCTCGCTCCTGAATTTGCAGAGGGACATAGCGACCCGGTTCATACATGTGTTTTGCAGCAGCCTCAGTCATTTTAAGGTTACGTGCATGCAGCCCTAGTTTCAGTCTGCTGCGCAGAAAGGATATAGTGGATTGACTGAGCTTCGCATAAACAGCGGCACGTGCCCCTGATTCAAACAGCACCCGCCCTGTACGAAGGATACGAAAAATACCTAGGCCAAACAGGGCAATATCCGTGGGATCAATCAGGGGTGTTTCAAGTGGCGCTTCTTCCAGCCTGACAAAATGCCCCTGAACGTCATAAATCTGCCACAAACCCGGAGCCTGTGCGACCGAGTAACCGATACACATACCGCTGGTTTCATCTGTTACGGGCTTTGCATTTCCTGGCAAATGGCTGGGGCGAATCTCAAAAAAAACGCCCTGAGGCAATCTCGACTCAAATGTGTAGTAACGTCCAGGTTCCTGTTTTGCTGCTGTTCCTGATATCATTCTCAATCCCTCGTTCATGATAATGGCTGCATTATAGTGCCACACTAAGATAAAACGATCACTCTCCGAAATTTGCCTATCCGTCCGTCAGAGAACTATAAATACGTGAATCCCTCGGCACGAGCTGTGTCCCCTAGCATACCTTCACTCAGTGGACATCGGATGAATGATTAACGTCACTGTGTCTGCATTATCGAAATCAATAACGGCATGTTTGTCATGAAGACTTGATCCAACGTAACGCCCCAGATGCATTAATGAGAGTATTAGTCGAAGCGCGCGAAATGAGAGGTATTAAGATTGGGCCAGACCTGCTGAATTTTCATGAGATGAGACGCGCTGAAATTCGACTATTTGATGTGAGAAGCGAAGAAGTTTTTTGTAAAGGCCATTCGACCATAAAAAACTTTTCTATGAAGAAAAAACAATCGTGATTCAAGCGATCAGGAATATGTGATGGCATAGATTGAATAGTGTGATTTCGGGATATTTCGTAAAAGTCACAGAAAAATCTTTATAAATCATAGAACAAAAAAAAGACCGAATACTATAATTATATATATAAATCATGAAGTTATGAGCATCTATGGCGTTTAAATGGCGACACAATAAGGTTTGAGCATTCAGAAATATTCAAACCTCATTATGGTTTCCAATGAGATAGAATGAGTGAAATCAGTTTCAGGTTGATTCAAAGAGTGAAGAAATTATTTTACCCCTTAATATCCTGTTGGCCCTATCATTGCTTGCTTGTAAAGCTGCTTTGTAATAAACGTTTGCTCTATCATCACTACCTTTATAATTTCCCTCTGCCACAAAGTCTACTTGCTCATAAAAATCATCCAGTTTTTTCCTAACATCGACAGGCGATAAATCCTTTTTATTTTTTATCAATAAGCGATGCATCTCAATAAATAATGTATAAAAGTCTGCCTTTTTCATTGATCTACTTGACGGGTTGAAATTTAGTAAATCTATAAATTTCAGTACGGTATCAAATTCACTTTCAATTTTATCAGAGTCTAAAAAAGCTTCGTTATATTTTTCAAGAAATTGTTCAATCTCTTTATCACGATTAAAGTAGGTTGTCATCATTGTGATAACCAATCCTAAGCAATAACGTACATCATTCATTCTTTTTATATCGGTGGCGGTGAAAATTTTATTTCTATTAAAGAAATCTTTTGTAGAAATTTTCTCCCCAAACTTTTTAAATTCACCACCATATCTAGCATTATCAATCTCCATAGCATTTAGGCCATAACTTGTGGAGTTGATTCTTTGAAACACATCTTTAATAACACTCAATTCCATCGCACCAAGATCTCTAACTACCACACTATATTCCAGAAAAGCAATTTGCTTATCTTCTTTGAGATCGGAATATTTAGGCAAGTCATCAGGCAGCTTCAGATCAGCATTATCTTTAAAATATTGATATAAAGTTGTTATTCTTTGCTGGCCATCGACTAAAACTTCTGTTCCTATACCTGTTTTAGGGTCTAATTTTCCAGCTGCTATATATATTTCAGGAAAAGGATACCCTTCAACAACTGTTCTTATAAATTCAACTTTATCTTTATTAATCCAAACCAATCTTCTTTGAAACTCTGGTTGAGGAACTAAACTTCCATTACCAATGGCTGTTAATAAAACCCTTAACCTTCTGTTAGAAGCTGACGTGTCCATTATTTTAACTCCAAAGCGCATTGTTCAAGACAAGTTGTCTGATATTTTTCTAAGAAATAGCTATTATAATATATACCAGCTGCAATTTTATAATCGCCATAGCTCCCAGAACTTGTGATTTTATTAAAAAATAACCACCATTCCTTACCAAAAGGAAATGCGTCATCATTGGGAAACTTATCTGGTCTTATCCAACCTTCTGATAAATATTTGAAAAATTGTCTTTTCATTGGCCAATCTGCGCATGAGTATTTATAATCCATCGCAGCTTTCCAAACAGACTCAAATAATCCCGAGGAGACAATAGCGACATCTATATCTGACTCATCACCAAAAGGTACAAATCTTTTATCAGGTTTAATGCTAAACCCAAGTTTACATGAACCTACTATCACAACATGTTCAAATCCTACACTGAAATTTTCGCACACAATATTTTTCAAGCCATAACTTTGATCTTCAGTAATTACCTTACAGTCTTGATGCATAATGAAGCGTCTAAATGTGTCTTGAACACTGTTGTCTCTTAAATAATTTCGGAAAGATTCAATCTGATCATTCATAATCATATCCGTGATTTTTAGATTCAGCTAATTTCATGATTGAAAATTGTTTTAGTTACTATTCCTAAAGGAGCTACAAGCTCCATATCACAGTCAAATTCATAACCGCTATTTTCTAAGAGCAACTTTTTTTTGGGTAGCTTTTTTACATTATAAATATCTACACTACCATCAATTTCAATCATCCACTTCCCGTTTGAAAAATTTTTATTGGAAAAATCCACGAGCCAAGCATTCACTCCCCTGACAACCAATGCAGTTTCCTCAATAGGAGATGATGTAAAAGAAGGATCTATTATAAAATAGCCATCTGATACTAGCTTACCAGATTCAATTCTCAACTTTTTTAATTGATGAAACGTTGTCATATCATGGTTTGTAGTCTCCGAGAGCCTTACATCACTTTTACCTGTTGCAAGCCATTGCAGAGAAACACCCGTATCCAATGAACAAGTTACAACAACATCACCCGGGAAGTGATTTCTTCTAATCCATGTACTAACTGTGCCTGAAGAAATGTCGAGCAAGTCGCAAAGCTGCTTCTGCATGGTAAAACCATAAGCGTCTAAAATGCGTCGTAAAACGGGTTTACCACCATTAGCCATTATTTCTTCATAAAGTAACCTGCCAGAATACTTTGAATTGAACGATGCTGATTTCGCATTTGCAAGTTTACCTGTTACCAGCCACTGAAGCTCTGCTCCAGTATCTAATGCACACTTGATAATAGCATTACCCGGCACGCTTCCACGCTGCGTCCAACCACTTATATTATTGGCAGGTATAGCAAGAGCCGCAGCTAGATCTTTCTGAGTGTTAACTCCATAAGAAGACATGAGTCTTTCGAGAATCTGAGCGCTACCGCCCTTCTCTTCAATCATAAAAACACCAATAAGTGATAAATAATCATTTACCAAATCGTTTTTACGATCTAAAGTGCTCTCACACCACATGAAACACGATAGAACAAAACGACCACGAGGAGATATTGCGTTATGCATACTGAAAATGCAAACAGTCAGAGCCCATTTAACTTAGTGCAATCTCAAGATTTTATTGCCAATGTCGCAGCGATTTTGATGCCAGCCATCAGCGAAGCGGTAAACGACGCCGTAAACAAAGCCGTCACGCTAGCCACATCTCCAACAATGTCCAAACAGGACTTTGCTGCAGCCAACCGCATTAGCCTGTCAGTGCTGGAGAAATGGATTGCTAATGGGGTTGTGCTGCTCGCCCCTACCCCATCTTTCACCTATACGCAGAACCGTACCAATCGTAAGACAGGCGAAGTGGTAGAAACCACCATGACCAAACATGGCAATCCGCTTATCAATGTTGCTGCGTGGCGTGAAAAGAACCGCCAGCAGGCAATCAAATGCCGCTACATCAAGCCATAACTTGATTTTGCAAGTTAAGAGGGATCTGAGCATGTTTGATTTCAAGGTTTCTACCCATACGCATTACGACGATGCATGTCGCAAATTCGCGTTAGCTCACAACATGGAAGACGTAGCGAAGCAGTCCGGAATGCGTGCGCAAACTCTGCGTAATAAGCTGAATCCAGACCAGCCGCATCAGCTTACCGTCTTAGAGGTTTTAGCTCTTACCGATGTCACTGAGGATGCAACGTTAGTTGATGGCTTGCTGGCGCAAATCCAGTGTCTCCCCTGTGTGCCGGTAAACGAAGTCGCAGATGAAAAATTCCCCCTGTATGTCATGAAAGCCACCGCAGAAGTAGGCCAGTTAGCAGCTGGGGCAAGCTCTACAGAACCTATGACTGCCAACTGTAAACGCGGCCTGCTGCAAAATGTTAATAGCGGTATTCGTTGCTTAGCGCTAGCCGCAATGGCAGTACAGGCGCGTATTCAGGCTAACCCGGCCTTGTCCTCAACGGTCGATGCTATCAGCGGCATCGGTGCATCATTTGTTATGAGTTGAGGGGTAATCATGATCTCATTGGCAGCAAGGCTTAAACGCCAAAGCCCATCTATGTCTTACGGACACGGTTGGATCATGGGAGAAAACGGTAAGCGCTGGAACCCGGCAACTCCGTCGTCTTCAGAAGTAAAAGCACAGGCATTACCTAAGAGAGGCAAATCATGGCTATCGAAGGCGATTCCATGCTGGTCGAACTGACAGCCGGTCAACGCGTTTCCGCGCTGAATCATGTTGCTCTGCTTCGGGCTCAATTGATGGGCGGAAATTGCGCAAACGATATAGCCCGTTTTATTGCTGAAATGCGCGATGTGACCGACAGCAATTATCAGGATAACAAACGAGCATTAAGCGCTATCTTTTTCCTGGCGAATATCGGCAAAGACCGGCACTCAGCTGATTTTAATGATCTCAATAATGAAGAAAGAAACGCACTGATTCGCGCAATGAACCACCTGAAAGCCGTTGTAAGTTTGTTTCCCAAACGAATGACTCTTTTAAGCTAAATAACCCAAAGCAATTAATTGGCGTAAACCCGCCGGGATTCGCTTTGCCTGAAAAAAGGAAAATCTCATGCTGAATAAATCATCTAACACCAGTAAACCTGCTTCATATATTGAACTAGATATGATGCTGAATGATGCACGTAAGGAAGAGCGTCTTGCTCGTGCAGAACTTATGGCCTCACGCCTCAATGTATTGGCATGTAAAATCCGTAGTGATGGAATGACACACATCGAAGCAGCCGAGCTGCTTAATCAGGAAGCGGAAAAAATCCAGGCACAGATTGAGGAGGCGCACTAATGGCTGACTCAATGGACATCGTGCAGCAGCGCACCGACGAAATGCTGGCTCGCAACATCGCAAATATTGTCAATCGCGCGCCGGCTGTAAGTTCCTCATTTTGTGAAGACTGTGATGTCCCAATTCCTGAAATGCGCCGACGTGCGTATCTGGGTGTAACTCGCTGTGTCTCCTGCCAGGAAATTGAGGAAAAGTGCAGTAAACACCGGCAGGGTAATACCTGATGCATGAGGAATTTGCTTACCCGTGGAATACTCCACGGGAAGCTATCGCCAGCCCTTATGCCACCAATGAGGAAATGCACTGCCGCAGTCAGATGATTGCGGCTTTAGTGCATGCGCAGGAACTACTCGAAAAGCAGCCAGCGCTGATTCAGATTGATGTAAGGCGTCGGGTTAGTGAACTGGAAAAAACGCAGGGTATTGATCGTGCCAATGCGTACTTAGCGAAAACTTTCGTTGAGCGCACATTGCCACGCGTTGAAACCGTTAATGCTCAATATCGTCTCGGCGTGATGAAGGGGAGCACATTAAGTTTACTCGGCGGTAACGCAACCCAGCGCGACAATGCGGCGGTAGCAGGTGGTCAGCTTTTCAATCTGATGCGCCGCTTTAACCGCCTGCCAGATATGGCTCGCGCTGACGTCGATTTGCTTGCTGGGGATGTGGCTAATTTCATTCTCGCCGAGCTGGTACAGGCACACGCGCAGGCCAGCGACGAGTCAGATTACAAATACACGCACCGTGTTTACATGACCGCCGCCACCATCACCCGCGAGCTGAGCCAGACACCTCCACTATGGGAAAAGATCACGTCGCGCTTTTTTGACCCGGAGGAAGTTACTCCGGCAATACTGCGTATGCAGACGGAAAAGTGGTGGAAAGGCAGGCTGCGTCGCGTTGCCGCATCATGGCGTGAACATCTCCAAATCGCACTGGCAAACGTCAGCAAAAAGCATACCCCCTATGCCAGCAGCATGACTGTTTCTGAGTGGCGTGAGCAGAAGCGCCGTACTCGTGAATTTTTAAAGGGAATGGAGCTGGAAGACGAAGAAGGCAACCGCATCAGCCTGATCGAGAAGTACGACGGCAGTGTGGCCAACCCGGCGATACGTCGCTGCGAACTGATGACCCGCATTCGTGGCTTCGAAAACATCTGCAATGAAATGGGCTTTATCGGCGAGTTCTATACGCTGACTGCCCCGGCGCGCTATCACGCCACAATCAAAACCGGGCATCGCAACCGCAAATGGAACGGTGCCAGCCCGGCCGACACGCAGCGTTATCTCTGCAGCGTCTGGCAGAAAATCCGCGCCAAGCTGCACCGCGAAGAAATCCGCATCTTCGGGATCCGCGTTGCCGAACCTCATCACGATGCAACCCCGCACTGGCACATGCTCATGTTTATGTGCCCGGAGCAGGCTGAACGCGTGCGCGAGATTATGCGCGACTACGCCTGGCAGGAAGACGGCAGCGAGCTGATAACCGACAAGGCCCGTAAGGCCCGTTTTCATGCCGAGGCAATCGACCCGGCAAAAGGTAGCGCGACGGGTTACGTTGCTAAATACATTTCCAAAAATATTGATGGTTATGCGCTGGATGGCGAGACAGACGACGAGAGCGGCAAAGATCTGAAAGAAATCGCCTCGGCCGTTTCTGCCTGGGCGGCACGCTGGCACATCCGGCAATTTCAGTTTGTGGGCGGTGCGCCGGTCACGGTTTACCGCGAACTGCGCCGCATGGCAGACAGCGAAACCGCGCACGGCCTGAGCGTTGAGTTTGCGGCCGTGCATGACGCCGCCGACGCAGGAGACTGGGCCGGATACGTTAACGCGCAGGGTGGCCCATTTGTGCGCCGCGACGAGCTGGCTGTGCGCACCTGGTATCAGGCAAGCGAAGACATGAATGAGTACGGAGAGGAAACCGTGCGTATCAAGGGTGTTTACGCAACTGAAGTTGGCGACGATACGTCAATTTTAACCCGTATGATGCAATGGAAGATTGTCCCGAAACGTGCCGTTGATTTGGGTTTTGAAATTAAGGACGCGCCCGCGTCCTCTCGGAGTTCTGTCAATAACTGTACGGAGCCAACAGGCTCTGAAGCAGCTATCGATTTCACAAAGCCCCCTACTCGCGCCGAGCGAAGAAGGATTATTAAGCGATTAAGAGAAAAGCCAGCGCAGGAGCAACCTGAGCCGGACAAATACCCACCTGAAGTTAGTCATTGCAAAGAACGGGAGGCGTTGAAAAAGAGTTTCTTCGAGATCTTCAGGTTAACACTGTCCGACGGCGAAGCTGTGCGCATGATGAAAGGCTATACAATCAAGGTTGGGGAGCTTTCTTACTGGAGCGGTACAAGCGGCTATCTGTTCCATAGACGGAACAAGAATCCTACTCCCTTAAAAAGATTTAATGCTCTTGCGAAAAAAAGCGGCATACCTGTGCCTGATTAATAAAACGGCAGTCGGACTAATCTGAGCCGCACGATTCTTTACGATTCCAAAACGCCATGATACTGCTTATACATACAGTATTTTTTTGACTAGAAGGAGTTAATCATTTGATAGAAATAGATAATCTAAGCGAGACGGTTGCACGCATCCAGTTCATTGCTGACGTATCACTGATCGCACACTGCAAAGAAGATGAGTTAAAAATGGCACTGTCGATGATCAGCGACCTGGCAGGGACAATCGACACATCTGTTTTCGAAGCTGCCATATACCGCCAGGCTGAATGATTAATTGCCTCTTCCTTACCGTTCACTAGCCACCTTTCAGGTGGCTTTTTGCTTCTGCATCAAAGTGCATTTGCTTGCATGAATCCGCATGATCCAAATTGGATCGCTAAGCGTGTGTGAGGCCGGTGCTGGCGCGTTTAGAGGTAACACATGCACCTGCATGAAAAGCGATGCATAAAGCGGGCAGGCGTGGCGGGGATAGCATTGCGCGCAAGAGGTTAAGATGAGCAGACCAATTGCTTGGATCTAGGCTGAGAAAGTTAGTAATCTCATAGCGGAGGAGTAACATTTTCATAATACCCATGTTAGATTTCACTTTCCGCAACGATCAACCGATTAGTTCTTAATCTTTATACTTATTAATGAGGGTACCGTGATTAAAAGAAACTTGGGTCGAATGGGAGAAACATTTTTCAATAATTTATGTGCTACGATGGGTTTAACATGCAATGGAAGCATTGAGGATAGTACAGGGTGGGATTATATTGTGGAGTACCCACACGAATATGACGAAGTAGTTTTAGCTGATAAAGCGCCCGCATCAAAAGAGTTCAAAATACAAATCAAAGCTACAGATCATAGAAAAAGAAAACTTGCAATAACACTGTCAAATCTTATGCGACTGTGTAACACACCATTACCAAGCTTTATATTATTCTTAGAGTATAACAACAAATCAGAACCAGATGATGTTTTCCTTGTTCATATTAGCAAGGACATCATATTTGATGTCCTTAAAAGTGCAAGAGAAAATAGCTTGAACAAGGCCAGAAAGAATTTTAATAAGAAAACCTTGACAATAAAATATGATGAATCAAATAAATTAAGTCATCTGACAGGCGATGTTTTTATTAAAGCCATTGATAGCCACATCCCAAAAGGAATGAATGAATATGTTAAAGAAAAACAACATCAATTAAAAACGTTAGGCTACGAGAAAAGCTGGGGGCAAATGAAATTTAAAGCTAGCACTCTTAGCCCTGAAAATGATGTTGTTAGTGCATCTCTGGGATGGATTGATAAAATTAAAGTTACCGATGTCATGACTTATGATACTCGCTTTGAAATCTTATCAGAAGACGCAGACCTTCGTTCACCTGAGGCATTTATTTCCTTTGATGTTAAACAAAGCACTGATAAAGGAAACATAACTTTCACACACCTTAAAAGTAAAAAACGCTTAAGATTTGAATGCGAGTTGTTTTTCTCACAGGTTTCAGCCGTGGCTCCTAAGCAGATGGCTAAGTTCAGAGTTAAAACTAAGAGTTTCGATATGTTAGTTGCGTTAACTGGCAATTCACATTATAAGTTCATTGACGACGGTGTGAGACTTAGTCTTTTTGAGCTGAGAGACGCAATAATTTTTAGAAAATGGATCACCTCACAAGAAAGCCAGATGGAAATAAAGATTTTTTCCGAAAAATTCAAAAAATCTCTTGTTATGATTAGCGACAAGGTCATTGAGGAGAGTTCAGAATCAAAGTACATTAAACATTTAGAGTCACTTGAGAAATTAATTGTCATTGCCTCAGAACTAGCTGGGAATTTAAATATTGAATCACAAGTGCAAATGTCTTTTGATGAACTAAGAAATAGCCAAGAGTCGCTTCAATCTATCGAGCCCTTGCTTAGTTCAAATAAACAGCCTTATGACATTATGAGATTCCATATAGATCAAGAAGAATCCGCCAAAAAAATTGAAGGCGAAGTGGTTTGCATAATGGTTTTATCTTCAAAACTGGGCAACCTTACAATCTATATGATTATATCTGTCAAGGGGCAGGCCAATTTACTTGATGGTTGGCATGCAATTGGAAAACCTAATGTATCTATTGAAGAGTTAATTGACTGCCCTTCTGGAGAAAATATCACACAGCAGATAAAAGACTCTATTGATTCAATCGTTGATAGTTATAGTAGTGAAGGAGTGATAACTATTAACTTCTTCAAGGGTTAGTAAAAAAGCCCACCCCGGGCTTTTTTAACCATCACTGCCTAAGTTATAAATTTTAAATCTTATAACTTCATCTCCAATCCAATTATTTATCTCTTTCATACGTTCTTGAAGCGGAGTCAGCTCGTTACGCACAAATACCTGAGACGCTTTCACCGCGTCACCGAATCCACCGGAATTGTCCGGGATAATCCCCATCATCTGCGGCGGCACGCGGTGCGCGCTGAGCAGGTCATCGCGGCTGGCCTTCTTGATGTTAAAGAAATCGTCTTTCGTCGCCACTTCACTGAGCGGCAGAATCTTGATCCCGTCCGGCTTGCCATTCGGCGCGTACATAAACAGGTTGCGGAAGTTACCCAGCCCTTTCGTGTCGCGCATTGCCTGCCGCATCCGGTCAACGTCGCTGCTGCTCTGCGCCGCATCGGTCATGTAAAGAATGTAACCGGCGTGCGCGCCGTTCTGGTAATACTTGCGGCGGAACAGCGTCGCCGCCTCATTCAGCCAGGCAGAATTAAGCGCGCTGAGGTATTCCGGCAGGCCGTACAGCTCCTGATTGATATCCGGCTCCAGCAGATGAAACACGCTGCCGGCCGAAAATTCGTGCGGCTCCTTCCAGTCATTCACAAACCAGTAAACGCCATCCTTCACGCCCCTGCGGGTGAATTTGGCCGGGCTGGTTTCAAGGCGCAGCGGCTTACCCAGGCCATTGCGGCGCAGCTCGGCAAATGCGTTGCCGAAGACCAGATAATCCAGCGCAAACTTGCTGAACTCCTGCTGACTCATCATCGGATGCGGAATAAACGTTGAGGCCAGAATGTTGCGCTTTACGTAAATCGGCGAGCTGTGATGCACGGCCGAGCGCAGGCTTTTAGCCAGCCCGCTAAAACTGACTGGCGGCTCAAACCAGCGCCCGTTACCGATGCACTCGGCATAATCCAGAATGTCGCGCTTATCCATGACCGGCTTCGGGTCACCAAAGGTAAAGGCCTCGGCGTGCTGCTGCGGTGCGGTTGCCTGTACAGGCTGCGCGGTGGCGGTGTGAGCCTTGCGGCCTCTGCGTTTGCTCATCAGTAAAATTCCAGAATTGAGGGATTAGCGCCGCCGCTGGCTGCGGTAAGCGGTTCGTTTAACAGTGCGTGCATGATTGCCCAGGCGACGTCAGCATGGCTGGCCTCTTCGCTGCGGCTCGCCTCGTAGGTTGAGCGGTTGCCGCTGGCCGTCATGGTTTTGCGGATAGCCATAAAAGACTGCGTGATATCTGTCGCCCCGGCGTCATACTCAAGCCGCCCGCTGCTGATGGTGTCTTTCGCCTTCAGCACCATTGCGGTTTTCACTTCCGGTGAGTATTTGATTTCGCGCGCGGCCGGGTAAAACTGGCGTACCAGCTGGAAAACACCCTGGCCAATGCCGGTGGCGTCCACGCCGATATATTCCACGGTGTATTTTTTCGTTAATTCCTCGATAGATTTCGCCTGCGCGGCAAAGTCCATGCCCCGCCACTGGTGACGTTCCAGCACGCGAAATTTACCGCCCGCTACGAGCGGCGGCGCGATAACCGCACAGCCTGCGCTGTCGCCGGTATGTGACGGGTCATAGCCAATCCAGACTGGCCGGTATGCAAACGGGCGCGGCAGGTACGGGTTAAAATCTTCCCACTCTTCCAGGCTGTCGATCATGCAGCTCTGCAGCTCGGCGAACGGGAACACGCTCGCCTCGTCGTCTACAAACTCACACATCAGCAGGTTCTGATATTCCGCCGGGCTGTATTCAAGCTGCAGCTGGTCAATGTCGAACAGGTTGCAGCCGCCGGTCAGCGCGTCTTCAACCGTGACAATCTGCCGCCACTGGCCGTCACCGCACAGCGCGCCCTTCGCCAGGTGAGAATGCGACAGGTCTATCTCGATGCGATCATCTTTGCTGCGCCGTCCCTTGTTAAACAGCTCGCCTGACCAGAACGGATAGGCGCTGTGCGACAGGGCCGACGGCGTGGAAAAATACGTCGTGCGCCATTTTTTGTGCAGCGACATGCCGCTGGCAACCTTGCGCAGCTCCTGGAATTTCGGGATCCAGAAATATTCATCCAGATAGAGGTTGCCGGTGTAGCTCTGCGCGGTGCGCACGTTGGTGCCGAGGAATATCAGGCGCGCGCCGTTCGGCAGTACGATGGGATCGCCTTTGAGGTCAACGTCAGCCTGGCGGGCGAAGTCGATGATGTAGTTTTTGAAGACGTGCGCCTGCGCCTTGCTGGCCGAAAGAAAAATCTGGTTGCGCCCGGTGGTCAGCGCGTCGATCAGCGCCTCGCGGGCAAAGTAAAACGTTGCGCCAATCTGGCGCGACTTAAGGATATTGCGGATGCGGTGAGTCAGCCCGGCACGGTGCCAGTTGAGCTGATACTCAAAGCAGTTATCCATAAACACGCCGGTCAGCTTGTCTGTCTGTTCGTCGTTGAACTCATTCTTAACAACCGGCTGGCGCTCGCCTTTGTTGCGGTTGCGCACATTGGGGTTTAGGTCGGCCTCGTTGCCGCTGCTGCGGTAGCGCTCAACGCGGGCAAGGCGCTCAATCTGACGGCCGAGCGCTTCTATCTCTTTGTAATCACTATTCCCCTTTACCTCTTTCATGATGAGCTGGATCAGCCGGGCCTCCATGCTGGATTCAACGCGACTGATGGGCGCAACGTTGTCCCACGCGTCGCGCAGTTTCCAGCTCTGCACGGTTGGCGTTTTCTGTCCGAGCGTCTCCGCAATCTGGCGCACGGAATAACCCTGCCAGTAAAGCAGCGCGGCCTGACGGCGCGGATCGCTGATGATGGTTGTCGGTGTCATGTTCATAACGGCAAGGCTACCGGTGCCGAAAATGGCGCGCCTGCTGTCCCTGTTTGCTGATGCATCAGCGGGCTGGCATTCGTTGAGGGATTGGGTGGCGACGGGGAAACTGGCCCGGAACCGACCCAACACCTGACCGGAGCCTGATTAATGGCAGCAATCAAAGCCAAGCGTTTTCGTATCGCAGTTGAAGGCGCAACCACTGACGGCCGCGCAATTCCGCGTGAGCACATTGCGCAAATGGCGAAAAACTATGACCCGACGATGTACGGGGCGCGAATTGACCTTGAGCACATCAAAGGCATCACGCCTGACAGCCCGTTTCGCCGTTTTGGTGATGTGGTGGCGCTATCAATTGAAGAAATTGCTGACGGGCCGCTAAAAGGCAAGCTGGCGCTATACGGGGATATCGATCCAACAGATGAGCTGGTTGCTATGACCAAAGCACGCCAGAAAATCTATACCTCAATTCAGTACAACCCCAAGTTCGCGGATACCGGTGAGGCATATCTAATCGGCCTGGCTGTTACCGACAATCCGGCCAGCCTCGGCACGGAAATCCTGAGCTTCAGCGCCTCGGCGAACACTAACCCGCTGGAATCCCGCAAACAGCATAAAGACAACCTTTTCAGCGCCGCCGAAGAAACCGTGATCGAGTTTGAAGAGGTGGCCGAGTCGTCACCGTCCCTGCTGGCGCGAATCTCGGCGATGTTCTCCGCGAAAAAGAAAACCGATGGCGAACAGTTCGCCGACGTCAGCGCGGCGGTAACGGCCGTCGCCGAGCAGGTGCAGCTGAACGCGGAGAGCCAGACGCAGGAGCTGTCGGCGCTGGAGCAATCCTTCACCGCACGTCTGGAGGCAATAGAACAGCAGGCCGGGGAAGACCGCGCCGCTTTCGCTGCGCTGCAGGGCCAGCTTTCGCAGACCGACGGCAGCTTTACCCGCCGCCCGGCGGCAACCGGCAGCGATCCGAAGTCCGGCGCGCAGACAGACTGCTAATCAGGCGTTGCCTGAACGTTAAAACCCAACACAGAGATAAACAGGAACGCCAATGCGCAAGAATACCCGCTTTAAGTTTAACCAGTTCATGACACGCCTCGCCGAGCTGAACGGCGTCGAAACCGACGACATGAACAAAAAGTTTACCGTTGAGCCGTCGGTCACGCAGACCCTGATGAGCCGCGTGCAGGAGTCTTCCGACTTCCTGACCCGCGTCAACATCGTGCCGGTGTCCGAAATTAAGGGCGAGAAAATCGGGATCGGCGTGTCCGGTTCGATTGCCAGCGTGACCGACACGGCAGGCGGCGACGAGCGCGAAACCGCTGATTTTGCTGCGCTGGACTCTAACGGCTATGAGTGTGTGCAGGTCAACTATGACTTTCATATCCGCTATAACACGCTCGACCTGTGGGCGCGTTATGAAGATTTTCAGGCCCGCCTGCGTGACGCCATCGTGAAGCGCCAGGCGCTTGACCGCATCATGATCGGCTTCAACGGCGTGACCCGCGCCAAAACCTCGAACCGTGCGAAGTTCCCCATGCTGCAGGACGTGGCCGTGGGCTGGCTGCAGAAGTACCGCGAGCATGCGCCGGAGCGCGTGCTGAGCAAAGTCACCGACGAAACCGGTGCCGTGGTGTCGGCGAAAATCCGCGTCGGCCAAGGCGGCGATTATGCCAACCTCGACGCGCTGGTGATGGATGCCACCAATACCCTGATTGAGCCGTGGTATCAGGAAGACCCGGAGCTGGTTGTGATCTGCGGCCGTCAGCTGCTGGCTGACAAGTATTTCCCGATCGTCAACCAGTCGCAAGCCAACACCGAGCAGCTGGCCGCCGACCTTATCGTCAGCCAGAAGCGAATCGGCAACCTGCCAGCGGTGCGCGTACCTTACTTCCCGGCCAGCGCCCTGATGATCACCCGCCTCGATAATCTGTCGGTTTACTGGCAGGAAGGCACGCATCGCCGCCTGATTGACGAAGTGCCGAAGCGCGACCGCATCGAAAACTATGAGTCCATCAACGAGGACTACGTGATCGAGGATTACGCGGCCGGTTGCCTGGTTGAAAACATCGAAGTCGGTGAGTTCAGCGCGGCTGCAGAAGCCCCGGCAGCAGTAACCCCGGAGGCGTAACGCATGTTAAGCCCTGCCCGACGTCACCGCATGCGCCAGCAGGCTATCGAAGCCTCGCAGAGTGCCGACAACCCGCTGCGCTGCGCCAGCGGCTATGAGCAGATGCTCATCAAGCTGAACGACGATAAGCGCCGCCTGAAGAAAGTGCACTCTAACGAGCGCAAGGCGGAGCTTAAGCGCCAGATGCTGCCGGAGTACCTGCCGTGGGTAGCGGGCGTGCTGGAAAAAGGCAAAGGCGCACAGGATGCCGTGCTGATGACCGTCATGATCTGGCGGCTCGATGCGGGCGACGTGCCCGGCGCGCTTGAGATTGCCCGGTACGCGCTGACGCATGGCCTTGTGCCGCCAGACGGCTTTAAGCGCGCCAGCCTGCCTTACCTGCTGGCCGAGGAAGTCGCCAGCGCGGCAACGCGCGCCTGGACGGCAAAAGCGCCGGTCGATGTTGACCTGCTGCTGGCAACCATTGCGATGACGGAATCCGAAGACATGCCCGATCAGGTGCGCGCCAAGCTGCACAAGATAACCGGGTACGTGCTTCGCGATGCGGGCAGGGCTTCGGAGGCGATGACCCACCTTGTAAGGGCGCATCAGCTGCATGACGGCTGCGGCGTCAAAAAAGACATTGAGCGGCTGGGAACGGCGATGAAAAAGCAGGCCATCGCCAGCCGCTGACCGAACGCGACCCCGCGCACGGGCGGCAGGACGGCAACGCACTTTCAGTGTCTGCACCCTCCTCCACCGCCCACCTATTTCAAAGGCCGATTATGAATAACACGGTTGTTATCCCCGCCCCGCGACCGGCAGACGCTGCCGAGCAGCCGGTAAAGAATACGTTTTTCTGGCCTGACGTTGACCTGCAGCAGATGCGCGATTCGCTGCGCTATGAGGGAACGGTCACGGCGCAGCGCCTGCGCCTGGCCGTGAAGACGGCGATTTCAGAAGTTAATGCCGAGCTGTATGACTGGCGCGCAGCGCAGATGGCGGCGGGCTTTAAGGTGCTGGCCGACGTGCCTGCCGAATCGCTCGACGGCGAGAGCGAAAAGGTTACGGCCTACCTTGCCGCCGTCAGCGCGCTGACCGCCGCAACCATCGTTGAGCGCTATCGCGGCTATGACGCCAGCGGCACAAAAAAAGCGGGCGAAATCGAGGCGAGCGCCGACGAGTACTGGCGCGATGCGCGATTCAACATCAGCCGCATCGCTGGTAAGCCTGGCTGCATTGTGGATCTCCTCTGATGAACGTTTACGCGCAGCAGGGCGATACCGTTGACGAAATCTGCCAGCGCTATTACGGGCGCACCGGGCAGGCCGTCGAGCTGGTTTATGCGGCTAATCCGGGTCTCGCCGAAAGCGGGCCGGTGCTGCCGCACGGCTGTGAGGTAACGCTGCCCGATCTGCCTGACTCTTCAGCAGGTGAAACCGTCAACCTGTGGGACTAAAAATGGAAAAAATCAGCTCTGTGATCAACTACCTGATTGGCCTCATCCTGATGTGGTTCGGGCGTCATACGCCACAGGATATCGCCTTTATGGTCGGTTCGGGCGTGGCCGTTATCACGCTCATTACTAACGTCGCGACGTTCTTTATCAACTGGCATTACCGCCGTAAAACCTACGAGCTGCAGCGCCTGCGGGGGGTGAACCTTGAGCCAGACCGTTAAGCGCTGCGCCGTGGTGGTCGTGCTGGCAATTGCTGCGCTGCTGCCACAGTTCAAAACCCTGAAAACGTCCGAGGCCGGACTGGCGCTCATCGCCAACGCCGAGGGGTGCCGCACCTCGCCTTATCAGTGCAGCGCCGGAGTCTGGACGAACGGCATCGGTCACACAGAAGGCGTGACGTCACAAAGCCAGGTCAGCGAGCGGCAGGCGGCTGTCAATCTGGTGTATGACGTAATGCGCGTCGAGCGCGGGATCGATGCCTGTATGCGCAGCGACATGCCGCAGCCGGTCTATGACACGGCCGTGTCATTCGCGTTTAACGTCGGCGTGCGCGCAGCCTGCGCCTCGACCTTTGCCCGGTATATCCGGCTGCAGCACTGGCGTGATGCCTGTAACGAGCTGCGGCGCTGGATATTCGTTAAGGGCGTGAGAAATCACGGGCTGGAGAACCGCCGCGCGAATGAGACAACCTACTGCCTGCGGGGTGTGTCATGACGCGCCTGATAGCGCTGCTTCTGGCCGTCGCGCTGCTGGCGCTGGGCATGACCGGCTGGCAGTGGAAAGTCGCAAAAGACGACCTGACCAGCGCGCAGCGCATTATCGGCACGCTGTCGGCCGGTATCGAGAGCCGCGACAAAACGATAGCCAGGCTGGATGCGGATGCAAGGGCCAGCCAGAAACGCGAGGCCGAGCTGCGGCTGATGCAGGGGCGCGCCAGCACGGCCGCGCTTAACCGTGAAATGACCATACAGAGAGAAACCGATGCGAATCCGATACTGCGTGACTGGTCTGCTGCTGCTCTGCCTGACGATGTTATCCGGCTGCACGCCCGTCCGGCCTTCGCCAGTGCCAGAGATTATCTGGATTGGGTGTCCTCGCGTGACAAGCTGCCCGGTGCCGGGAAACAGCCTTAAAACGGCGGGCGATCTGGCGGCGGATAATCGCCAGCTTGAGGCCGCACTCGCCGCCTGCGGGTTGCAGGTCGAAATCATCAAAGACTGCCAGGAACAACACGATGCTGAAACCTCAACAACTGCGTCAGGCACTGACCGACAGCGTGCCGGAACTGCAGCGAAACCCTGACGCGCTCAACGTGTTTATCGACAGCGGGCGCATCGTCTCGACGCTTGCCAGCTCGCTGTCGTTTGAATACCAGTACCGGCTCAACATGGTCATTACCGATTACGCCGGTAACATCGACCTGCTGATCGTGCCGCTGCTGGCATGGCTGCGTACAAATGAACCCGACATTATGGCAACCGAGGAAAAGCGCCGGACGGGCTTTACCTTCCAGGCAGACGTTATCAGCGACACGGCCAGCGATATCAGCATTGAGCTGCAGCTGAGCGAGCGCGTGATAGTGAAGCAGGCCGACGACGGGCTGCACGTGACGCACGTCGGTGAGAACTCACTGCATGAGAATGACGCGCGGCCGGTGCAGCTTTATGTTCACGGCGAGTTGGTCAGCGAGTGGCAGACATGAGCGAGCTTCAGCTTGTAAATGACCGGCTGGAGGCGCTTATCAGCAGCCTGTCAGCCCCGGCGCGTAAAGAGATGGCGCGCAGTATCGCGAAGAAGATGCGCGCCAGCCAGCAGCAGAACATCAAAAAGCAACAGGCACCGGACGGCACGCCGTTCAAGCCGCGTAAAGAGCAGCCGATACGCGGCAAGAAAGGCCGGGTGAAGCGCGAGATGTTCGCCAAACTGCGCACGGCGAAATATATGAAGGCACGGGCGACCTCGGATGAAGCTTTGGTCGAGTTCGTCGGGAAGGTTCAACGCTTGGTGCGGGTGCATCACTATGGGCTTCGGGATCAGCCGTCGCGAAACGGCAAAGATGTACGCTATGAAGCACGCCCACTATTAGGAATTGATGATAAATTTTTTGGAGATATAATGAGAATAGTGGTTGAAGTTTGGGATGGACAATAGATAACCTGAGGAAATAAGAATGAGTGATGGTCGTTGCAAAGAATTTTTCCAATATATGAAAAATAAGGTTTGGCGCTGGGAGAGATATAAAACATTCTTTCAGGTGTCAATTTTCAGATATTTTGTATTATGGTTTTCAATAGTTCCAATGATTGCAGTTGCATTATCTAATCTTCCCGATCAAATAAATTTAAACTTTGACGGGCAAGTAATCCCAATTAACGCGGAGCTTCCATTTAGCTGGCAGTTACTTTGGCTTTCATCGTTATTTTTTGTTATCGCGTTAGGGATTTACTATGCATTTTGCCCAGCGTTTATAAAAAAATATAACGATTATGGAGAGTATTTGACATATAATCATGATTATAGATGGATGACTTGGGAAGCATGTCATCTCCTTAAACATAAAATTGATCGTAACAAATTCACAGAAAGGGTTTTTATAAAAAAGTACGCAATTGCAATAGATACTAAAATTACCGAGGAAGCTAAAGGTAAAAAAGGGTTTAAAAAGCCTGTCGTTGAAGAGGGAACAACTGATTTTTATTTTGAAAATGGTGGGGTAAATTACAAGCTATCATTCCCTCATTACATCAGAAAAGACAACAAGTTAGTTATTGATGAATATGCTGATAAAGGAATGTTTCATGAGATTTTTGGAAGGTATTCAGAATCAAGAACTTTTGCAAGATCTCTTATCATAATCTTTCTTTTGCTAAGCCTTGCTTTATTTTTAGTGGTTTTAACTCAACATATATATCATGGCGCAACATTGTTTATTGATTGGGCGTGTAATGCCTGGATAAAATTAACTGAATTAAATAACAATTAATATCAAAGGGATATGAATAATGAAGGAAGATGTTTACAGGTATTCTACAGCCCTAACCAGCCAACTACCATTTTGCGCAACGCCTTTGCGACTAGACACTTATAATAACTGTGGTTATGGTTGCGCTTACTGTTTCGCAAAAACTCGACAAGGTTTTGGAAGAGAACAGCCATTAAAAGTAGCCAATCCTGAGATTTTAAAAAAAAGGTTAAAGAGAGTTGTAAAAGGTGAAATAGCTTCTGCTCTTGATGAGTTCATCTTGAGAAGAATACCTTTTCAGTTAGGTGGTATGTCAGACCCTTTTTCTAATATTGAAGCTAAAACAGGAGTAACTCTTGAGTACATAAAGGTATTAAATGAATTTAATTACCCATTCATAATAAGTACAAAGGGAACATTGTTATCAAGTGGAAAATACCTAGAGGTTATAAAGCATTCAAACTGTTACATTAGGTTTTCCACAACAATAATTAATGAGGGCTATAGAAGTTCTGTTGATAAGAAATGCCCACCATTGAAAGATATAATTTCTTGCGCCGGTCTATTATCATCATATGACTTACCTGTTTCTCTTAGGTTTCAACCCATAATCCCAGGGCATGAGCTTAGTTCTTTTGATTTATTAGATGAGGCTTCAAAAAATGGAGTCAAGCATATTTCTGCTGAATATTTAAAAGTCCCAATGGATGCAAACTTGAAGTTTGGATCTAGTTTGAAAAGAATACTTTCAAACAATCCTGTTCAGCATTATAGATCACTCGGGGCTATAAAATCGGGCAGGGAATTTTCATTACCTCTCATAGTTAGGCAATATTGGCTCATACGTATGTTTGAATATGCGCGAGCATTAGGGTTAAGTTTTGGTTTTGCTGACAACGATATACTCCATTATTCTGATGGAAATAGTTGCTGCGGTGCAGCCGACATTTACCTCAAAGACGCCAACTTTTTTAGAGGAAATGTTTTAGGTGCAATTAAAAACAAAAACGATAATGATCTCATTTTATTTGATGAGTTGCTGAGTCATTGGATCCCAAATAAGAAAATATCATCATACCTAAACTCTAAAGCCAGGATATCAATTGGGAACCATGACATTCCGGAATGGATTGGGTACTTAATGAAGATATGGAGCGGTGACTTAGGGGTTTTTAAACCGTCATTTTTTAATGGAATTTCAAATACGCTTACACTTGATGAGTTTGGGCTTCCAATATACAAAAAAATTAAGACGGAATTTTCAATTCTCTTAGACGAAGCTAAATCAAAGCTTAGTGAGCCTGTTTGTTGACAGCTAGGTAAACAGGACTCACTTTAAAAAATACATTAGACCCTTCATTTTATACGCATGAACATTCAACTAAATGAAATCATGCGTCTCCTACGCAACTTAATACGCATTGGTACCGTGTCCGACGTAAAACTGGACAGCGGGTTATGCCGCGTAGACACAGGAAATAACACAACCGGCTGGCTGCACTGGCTGACCGCCCGCGCGGGTAAAACCCGCTCCTGGAATGCGCCGTCAGTGGGAGAGCAGGTGCTTATTCTTTGCCTCGGTGGCGAACTCGATACCGGCTTTGTGCTGCCGGGCATTTTCTCGGATGACAACCCGGCTCCGTCTGCCTCGGCCGATGCACTGCACTGGTCATTTCCTGACGGCGCGGTGATCGAGTACGAGCCGGAAACCGGCGCGCTGAAGGCAACCGGCATACAGACCGCAACCATAAAAGCGGCGGTAAAAATCCTGTTTGACTCGCCAGAGGTGGAATGCACAACGCTGCTCAAAACTGCGCAGCTGGAGGTCACTAAGGGCGGCACGATGAAAGGTGATGTGATGCATACCGGCGGCAACCTTTCCTCAAACGGCAAGGTGCTGCATTCGCATATCCATCCAGGCGACAGCGGCGGAAAAACGGGAGCGCCGGTATGACAACCGCAAAATATATTGGCATGAACCGGGAAACCGGCGGCACGCTGACCGACCTCGATCATATCCGGCAGTCGATTAGCGACATTTTTCTGACCCCGATCGGCTCCAGGGTGATGCGCCGCCAGTATGGTTCGCTTTTATCCGCCCTGATTGACCAGCCGCAAAACGAGGCGCTGCGCCTGCAGATTATGTCGGCCTGCTATATGGCGATCCTGAAATGGGAGCCGCGCGTAATGCTGACTGCCATCAGCTTTGAGTCGGATATCAACGGCGCAATGGTGGTTGAGCTGTCCGGCAACCGCACCGACAACGCGCAGCCTTTTTCCTTAACCGTTCCTGTGAGCTGAGACTATGGCAACTATCGACCTGAGCCAGTTGCCCGCGCCAGATGTGGTGGAGTCGCTGGACTATGAAACCCTGCTGGCCGAGCGAAAAGCAACGCTGATTTCTCTTTACCCTGCTGACCAGCAGGACGCCGTCGCCCGCACGCTGACGCTGGAGTCAGAACCCATCGTTAAGTTGCTGCAGGAAAATGCCTATCGTGAGCTGATCCTGCGCCAGCGCATCAACGAGGCGGCAAAGGCCGTCATGGTTGCGTATGCGCTGGACGGCGACCTTGACCAGCTCGGCGTAAACAATGGCGTACCCCGCCTGATCATTACCCCGGCCGACGATACAACCATTCCGCCAACCCCCGCAGTGATGGAAAGTAACGATGATTTCCGGCTGCGCATCGCCTCCGCCTTTGAAGGGCTGAGCGTGGCCGGGCCAACCGGCGCCTATGAGTACCATGCCAGAAGTGCTGACGGCCGGGTAGCCGATGCATCAGCCATCAGCCCGTCGCCTTCAGTGGTCACGGTGACAGTGCTCGCGCGTGAGGGCAACGGCGTGGCCGGTGATGATCTGCTGGCCGTGGTGAATACAGCGCTCAATGATGAGGACGTGCGCCCGGTTGCCGACCGGGTGAGCGTGCAGTCAGCAAAGATTGTGGAATACGAAATCGTGGCCGAGCTTTACCTCTATCCGGGACCGGAGTCAGAGCCAATCCGCGCCGCCTCAGAGGCAAAGCTCGCCGCCTTTGTCAGCGCGCAGAAGCGCCTCGGCCGCGACATTCGTCTGTCTGCGCTCTATGCCGCCATGCACGTTGAGGGCGTGCAGCGCGTCAACCTGATTAAGCCGTCGGCTGATGTGGTGCTCGACAAAACGCAGGCCGCTTACTGCACAGGCTACACGCTGACAGTGGGAGGATCGGATGAGTGATCGCCTGCTGCCGACCGGCTCGTCAGCGCTTGAGATTGCTGCCGCCGAGGCGCTGGCAAGCCCCGGCGCGATGAGCGTGCCGCTGCGCCAGTTATGGAATCCGTACACTTGCCCGGTGGAGCTTCTGCCCTATCTGGCGTGGGCGTGGTCAGTTGACCGCTGGGATTCAGACTGGCCTGAATCGACAAAGCGCGCCGTGGTTGCCGCCTCGCAGTACGTGCACCGGCACAAGGGCACTATCGGGGCAATCCGACGCGTCGTTGAGCCGCTGGGCTATCTCATCAAGATAATTGAGTGGTGGAAAACCAACGAAGCGCCAGGCACGTTCCGGCTGGACGTGGGCGTACTTGATACCGGCATTACCGAGGAAATGTATAACGAGCTGGAGCGCCTGATAGCTGACGCCAAGCCCTGCAGCCGTCATCTTATCGGTCTGTCCATTAATCTCGATGCTAACGGCACTCTGCCGGTCGCCGTTGCCAGCTACAGCGGCGACGAGCTGACTGTTTACCCTTACACCCCTGAACTTATCAGCGTCGGCGGGCCGGTCTATTCTGGCGCGGCGGTGCATCTTATTGACCTGACGGAAGTGAGCGCATGACGACAAAATATTTTGCCCTGCTGACCAATCAGGGCGCGGCTAAGCTGGCGAACGCCGCCGCACTCGGCACGAAAGTGAACATCGCCTCTATGGGTGTCGGCGATGGTGGCGGCACGCTGCCGACGCCTGACGCGGCACAGACAAAGCTCATCGGCGAGAAGCGTCGCGCGCAGCTTAATTCCCTGACCGTTGACGCGGCAAACAGCAGCCAGATTATTGCCGAGCAGATTATTCCGGAAAGCGAGGGCGGTTTCTGGATCCGCGAAATCGGACTGTATGATGCCGACGGCGTGCTGATTGCCGTTGCTAACTGCCCGGAAACCTATAAGCCGCAACTGGCTGAAGGCAGCGGGCGGACGCAGACCGTGCGCATGATTTTAATCGTGAACAGCACAACCGCCGTCACGCTGAAAATTGATCCGTCAGTGGTGCTGGCAACGCGAAAGTATGTTGATGACGCGGTGATCGAGGTGAAGGCCTACGCTAACAGCGTAATGAAAAAGCATATCGATGCTGATAACCCCCACGGCCAGTACCTGCAGATCGCAAGCGCCCTGTCAGAAATCAAAGACGCCGGGCTGGTTGCTGACGTTCTCAAAAACCTCGGTTTAGGCGACGCAGCAAAAAAGACGGTAGGTAATGGCAATAATCAGCTTCCTGATATGAGTTTCTTCGCAGCAGTAAAATCGGGCAATGGTTACACCCGGCTACCAAACGGGGTGATTCTGCAATGGGGGTCTGGCGGCTTTAAGCAGAAAACAACCACAACCGTTGTTCTGCCGATTGAATTCCCCAATGCAGGTGTCGTCGTGATCGCCTGTAAGGGATCGGCTTTACCGTCGTCCGGTGAATATGGCTTAGGGGCAGGATTTCGTAATAAATCCTCTTTTGATCTCACAAATACTGGCCCTGACTCAACTCTTCAGGGAATTACTTGGCTGGCGCTGGGGTACTGAATGAAAAAATATTCACCGTCTACAAATGCTTTTTACGATACCAGTATCAATCTGGTTATCCCTGACGATGCTGTAAAAATCACCGACAAAAAATGGGCCGATTTACTTGCCGGACAGGCTGAAGGAAAGCTGATTGCCTGCGGTGCTGACATGCTTCCATGCCTTACAGAGCAGCCGCCGCCGTCAGCAGAGGAACTTATCAGCCAGGCAGACGACAAGCGCAGCAGGCTGCGGGCTGAAGCTGACACGGTCATTCAACCCCTACAGGATGCGAGCGATTTAGGGATTGCTACGGATGACGAGGCAAGCCAGCTTATCGCTTGGAAGAAATACCGCGTCATGTTAATGCGAGTCAGCACTAAAGAAATTTTAAATATTACATGGCCTGAAAAGCCAGCCTGACAATTAGGCCTGTAGTTTTAGACCCAGAGTTTACCTAGTAAAACTCTGGGCAAAAAATCTTATATTATTATTGAGGGTTTTCAATATCCTTTTTTAACTCTTTCCTTTTCTCAAGTGAGTCACGCAGTTCTTTGTCATTATCAATAACAAAAGAAAGGAACTTCATTTTTATATTTTCCCTCAACATATCGTCTTTATATTTCAGCACATCAGTCTCACCTCTAAATTCAAGAGTTGGAGCTTCAAAAACTCTTTGCTCAGCAAAAACGAAAGGTAATTTTTTATCTTTGTATTCTGTCTCAGGCTTCTTTTTAGTTAACTGTGGTAATTCTTCAATTTCTTTCTGCATATCTGATGTAACATCAAGACCCAAAGACACTCTAAACTGATAATTAAAATATTGCTCAAGCCCCCGAATTACTGGCATTTCATTTAAGCTTGTAGTGTAATAAACCTTATTTTCTGACTGCATAAAATCTTCAAGTTCTTTATCAAATCTGTTATTCGATTCTTTAAACCACTCACTCTTGGTGTTTTCAATACGTAACAGCTCTCTGGATCGGTTTTGTAATTGTTCTGCCTTGTCATATTGCATTTTAAAGTCAGCATAAAGTGCCCACATCCATTCATTAAGGTTTTTTGCGACCCTTACCTGATTCGAATTCCCATATCGCTCAAGCTCATCAATATACCTTTGGTAGGATTCAATTGATTTAATGAATTCTTTATATGCAGGTTCCAATTCATAACTTGTTAATCCATAACCTTTTGCAAAAAGAGAATGCAAGTCTGAATATGCTTTATTGAAGTTATCATGCTCAGTTGCTCCCTTGTTATATAAATCCTTATAAAGGGTGGCTACAAATTCGCTATTCCTGTTCTTCTCATCATAGTGTTCCTTGCCAAAAAAACCTACAGCTGTCAGAGAGGCCGTTACTAAAGCAGTGATAATATTATTCCTTAATTCTTTGCTCATGCTATTCCTTGTATGATTCAGATGAGATGCAAGGCTGACCGCTTGCCAATATCAGGGTCATTATTAATAGTAATGACAACAAATCTAACCAAAAAAAATACTTTGTCAACCCCGCAATCAAGCCAATAATACAATATTACCGTTAAGAAATTTTATTCAGTCTGCTTCACACGATGAATGATCATATGCAAACTAAACCGGCATTCAAAACTATTCAATTCCTGATACTTAAGTTGCATCTACTCTACTCAACGCTAAACGGCATCGCTTATACTTAGCCAGACTTCAGGTTTCTATTGCGGTTGCACGGCCCATATCACCTGCATCTTGCAGAAGTGTAATTATGCGGATTACCTCTTAGGCCCCTACAATTAACCTTATACTAGCAATCATTGTTGCGTTTTTAACATCAATAATTAGAACTGTAAAATTACCATCCATATAGCAGCAATTAACGCCAAGTTTTTGAGATAGTGTAGTTATGTCCACCTATATCAATGAAGGATGATAGAGCGTTTCAAGTTTCAAATTCAGCGAGACGATTTCCGCTACACTCTATAGCCAGAACGCCACTGCCACCGGTATCCCCGCCAGAGTTCCAACGTGACGTTAACTGCCGCAGTCTCACCGACAGCATGGATACCTGCACGCCAATGGCCGTTTTTTCTTTCACATCATGGGCGCCCTGGCCAAAATGGAATGCGAGCTGATCGTAGAGCGCACCCGCGCGGGTCTGGCGGCTGCACGGAATACAGGCGCATCGGCGGCAGGCGTCGCATAATGCCCCCGGACGTGATCGGCCGGGCTGAAAGAATGCTGGCGAACGGCGCGACGCTGCAGCAGATTGCACTTGTGCTGGAGGTGTCAGTAAAAACCCTTTACCGGTACATACCGGCCGACAGGCAGCGCCAGATTACTAATTCTGTCTGCTGACTGACCAGCAAACCCCCATCAGATGCACCGCTAAACCTGACCTGACACCCTGAGCACACCCTCAAAACGGAGTGCATCAGATGTCAGATTATCATCATGGTGTCCGCGTCGTTGAAGTCAACGACGGCACGCGCACCATTACAACCGTATCAACCGCAATCGTGGGCATGGTCTGCACTGCGCAGGATGCGGACGCGGTAACCTTCCCGCTTAATACGCCGGTACTTATCACCAACGTGCAGGCAGCTGTCGGCAAAGCAGGTAAAAAAGGCACGCTCGCTGCCGCGCTGCAGGCCATCGCCGACCAGTCAAAACCCGTGACCGTCGTCGTGCGCGTGGCTGAAGGTGCCGACGAAGCCGAAACCACGTCCAATATCATCGGCGGCACGGATGAAAACGGCCAGTATACCGGCATGAAAGCGCTGCTCGCCGCGCAGACACAGCTCGATGTTAAGCCGCGTATTATCGGCGTGCCGGGGCTGGATTCAATGTCAGTGGCAACCGCGCTTGCGAGCATCGCGCAGCAGCTGCGCGCCTTCGCCTACGTGTCAGCATGGGAATGTAAAACCATTTCCGAAGCCCGCCTTTATCGCCAGAACTTCAGTCAGCGTGAGCTGATGGTTATCTGGCCTGATTTCCTTGCGTGGAACACCACGACCAGTAAATCCGATACCGCCTTTGCGACCGCGCGCGCGCTGGGCCTGCGCGCCAAAATCGACAACGACACTGGCTGGCATAAAACCCTGTCTAACGTCGGCGTCAACGGCGTGACCGGCATTTCCGCATCAGTATTCTGGGATCTGCAGCAGACCGGCACCGACGCCGACCTGCTCAACGAGGCAGACGTTACCACGCTGATCCGTAAAGACGGTTTCCGCTTCTGGGGCAATCGTACCTGCAGCGACGATCCGCTGTTTCAGTTTGAGAACTACACCCGCACCGCGCAGGTGCTGGCCGATACGATGGCCGAGGCGCACATGTGGGCGGTTGATAAGCCGCTGACGCCGGTTCTGGTGCGCGAAATTATCGCGGGCATCAATGCGAAGTTCCGCGAGCTGGTTAACGCCGGTTATCTGCTGGGTGCGTCTGCCTGGTATGACGAAAGCGCCAACGATAAAGACACCCTGAAGGTGGGCAAGCTCTTTATTGATTACGACTATACGCCGGTTCCGCCGCTGGAAGACCTGACGCTGCGCCAGCGCATTACTGACACCTATCTGGCGAACTTCGCCGCATCCGTAAACAGCTAAGGAGCCGGATAAATGGCACTGCCACGCAAACTTAAGGGCATGAACCTTTTTAATAACGCCAACAGCTATCAGGGCATTGTCACCGCCGTGACCCTGCCGAAGCTGGCGCGCAAGCTCGACCCGTTCCGCGCGGGCGGCATGAGCGGCGCGGCCTTCATTGATAACGGTCTGGAAGATGACGCGCTCGATGTTGAGTGGAGCATCGGCGGCATTGATGAGCTGGTGCTCACGCAGTGGGGTGCGCCTGACATTCCCCTGCGCTTTACCGGCTCTTACCAGCGCGACGATACCGGCGAGGAAATCGCGGTAGAGATTGAAGTGCGCGGTAAGCATCAGTCGTTTGATTTCAGCGAAGCCAAACAGGGCGAAGACACCGAAACCAAAATCACCAGTAAAAACACCTATTACAAGTTGACCTTTAACGGCAAAGAGCTGATCGAAATCGACACCATCAACATGGTGGAGAAGGTCAACGGCGTTGACCGGCTTGAGCAGCGCCGTAAAAACCTCGGCCTGGTATAAACCCTGACGCCAGCGCCCGCCGCTGGCCTTACCTGACGACAGTGAACAGAGAACCATCATGGAAAAGAAAGATAACGTTGTAGAGTTTGAAACCCCGCTGAAGCGCGGCGACACCGAAATCAAAAGCGTGGAGCTGATTAAGCCAACGGCCGGAAGCCTGCGCGGCGTGCGCCTGGCCGATCTGTGCCAGTCAGATGTTGACGCGCTGCTTACAGTGCTGCCCCGCATTACCCTGCCAGCACTGACTAAGGCCGAATGTAATGCTCTCGATCCGGTTGACCTGATTACGCTGGGCGGCAGGGTGATCGGTTTTTTGCAGTCGAAGTCGGACGAATAGACTGGCCGCACGGCCTGACGGTCAATGACCTCATGGCCGACATTGCCACGATATTTCACTGGCAACCCTCCGAGATGTACGACATGCCGCTGGCCGAGCTGATGGACTGGCGGCATAAAGCCTTTATCCGCAGCGGAGCAACCCCGGATGAGCAATAACCTCAAGGTGCAGGTGCTGCTGAATGCGGTAGACAAAGCCTCGCGCCCCTTCAAAGCCGTGCAGACCGCAGCCAAAAACCTGTCGTCAGACATACGCCAGACGCAGACGACGATTAAGGAGCTGGATGCGCAGGCGGGGAAAATTGACGGCTTTCGTAAGGCCAGTGCGCAGCTGGCCGTCACGCAGCAGAGCCTCAAAGACGCAAAGCAGGAGGTGGCAGCGCTGGCCGTACAGTTTAAAAACACGGAGCGCCCGACGACGCAGCAGGCCCGCGCACTGGAAAAGGCCCGGCAGGCGGCGTCTGAGCTGCAGACCAAAACCAACAGCCTTCGCCTTTCGGTGCAGCAGCAGCGCGAGGCGCTTAATGCGGCGGGGATTTCCACTAAGAGCCTGAGCAGCGAGCAGCAGCTCCTGAAATCCGCCTCGGCGCAGGCAACCGTCAGCCTGAGCCGTCAGAAAATGGAGCTGCAGCGGCTCAATGCACAGCAGGAGCGGCTGAACCAGACAAGCGAGCGCTACCGTAAAGGCCAGGAGCTGTCAGGTAAGGTGCGCAATATTGGTGCGGCCGGTATCGGGGCTGCAACGGTCGGCGGCATGGCGGCAACCTCGCTGCTGATGCCGGGGTTTGATTTTGCACAGAAAAATTCCGAGCTGCAGGCCGTGCTCGGTGTGGGAAAAGAATCGCCGGAAATGAAAGCCCTGCGTGCGCAGGCTCGTCAGCTGGGCGATACAACAGCCGCCTCTGCCGATGATGCAGCCGGCGCGCAAATCGTTATCGCCAAAGGCGGCGGCGATGCCGCAGCCGTTCAGGCCGTTACGCCGGTCACGCTCAACATGGCGCTGGCAAACAAGCGCACGATGGAAGAAAACGCCGGGCTGCTGATGGGGATGAAGTCAGCCTTTCAGCTTTCAAACGATAAGGTGGCACACATCGGCGACGTGCTGTCGATGACCATGAATAAAACGGCCGCTGACTTTGACGGGCTTAGCGACTCGCTGACCTACGTCGCCCCGGTAGCGAAAAACGCGGGCGTCAGCATCGAGCAGGCGGCAGCGATGGTCGGCGCTTTACACGATGCCAAAATAACCGGCTCAATGGCCGGTACGGGAAGCCGCGCCGTGCTGAGCAGGCTGCAGGCTCCTACCGGCGAATCATTCAAGGCTATCAAAGAGCTGGGAATAAAAACTGCAGACGGCAAAGGAAATACCCGCCCGATCTTCACCATTCTGAAAGAAATGCAGGCGAGTTTTGATCGTCACAAGCTGGGAACGGGCCAGCGCGCAGAGTACATGAAAACCATTTTCGGTGAGGAGGCCAGCTCATCGGCTGCCGTGCTGATGACAGCTGCCTCAACCGGCAAGCTCGATCAGCTGACCGCCACGTTTAAAGCCTCTGATGGTAAAACGGCCGAGCTGGTCCAGGTCATGCAGGATAATCTCGGCGGCGACCTGAAAGAGCTGCAGTCTGCGTATGAGGCCGTCGGCACTGACCTGTTTGATCAGAACGACGGCGCTCTTCGCACGCTTACACAGGACACGGCGGCGCTGCTGCTTAAGGTGGATGGCTGGATTAAAGCTAACCCGGAGCTGGCTGGCGGTATCGCAAAAGTGGTAATGGGCGGGCTGATGCTGGCCGGGGCGCTGGGCGCAATCGGGCTGGTAGCCTGGCCGGTAATTGCGGGCGTGAATACCCTGATTGCCGGTGCGGGGTTTCTCGGCACGGTATTCAGCATCGCGGGCGGAGCGATTACGGCCGCGCTCGGTGCTATCACGCTGCCGGTAGTGGCCGTCGCGGCGGCAATCGTGGCCGGTGCGCTGCTGGTACGCAAATACTGGGAACCCATTAGCGCCTTTATTGCAGGCATGGCCGAAGGCTTCACCGCTGCGATGGGGCCGATCAGCGCCTCCTTCGGCTCGCTGAAGCCCGCTTTTGAGTGGGTAGGCGGTAAGGTCAAAGAGCTTTGGGACTGGTTCGGCAAATTGCTGGAGCCGGTCAGAACCACGCAGACCGAACTTGCCGCCGCCGGAGATATGGGTAAGAAATTCGGCAACATGCTGGCCGAGGCGCTGAAAATTCCGGGTCACGCGCTCGATCAGTTGATGGGCGGCATTGATTGGGTGCTGGATAAGCTCGGCATTATCGACACGAAATCCGATGGCCTGAAAGACAAGGTGCCGTCGCCTGATCCGGTGGCAACCGGCGGCGCGGGCGCAGATACCGGCGGGCTGCAATACAACATCGCCTATGGTGGCGCGCCTTACCGTCCGGTTTCAGCCCCGTCAGCCGGGGGCGGATTTACCGACCGCAGCCAGAATACCTATCAGTATGAAATCAATATGCATGAGGGGATGACCAAAGACGACGCAATGGCGCTGATGGCGCAGCACCAGGCCAGAGAGCAGCGCAACCGCCAGGCACAGAACCGCAGCAAAATGGGCTGGGAGGATTAACCGATGATGATGATTTACGGCATGATGCCGTTTATGCGGCAGACCCTGCCTTACGGGGATATGCAGCAGAATATCGACTATCGCTGGCCCACTAACAGCCGCTTCGGGCAGCGTCCGTCGGCGCAATTTATCGGTCCGGGCGATGAAAAAATTACGCTTTCCGGTGAGCTTCGCCCGGAAATCACGGGCGGCTCGGTGTCGCTGATGACAATCCGCCTGATGGCCGACGAGGGGATGGCGTGGCCGCTGATTGGTGGCAGCGGGATGATTTACGGCATGTACGTGATCGAGAGTATTTCTAACAGCTTCAGCGAGTTTTATCCAAACGGGACGGCCAGTAAAATCATGTTTACCCTGAGCCTGAAGCGCGTCGACGAGTCGCTGACGTCTATGTTTGGCGATCTGAAAAAGCAGGCTGACGGACTGATCAACGGTTCCGCCAGTCTGCCAGGCCAGCTTACGTCAGCAATCGACGGCGTTAAGTCGGCGGCCGGTAGCCTGATTTCAACTGCAGCGGGGATGCTCGGATGATCGGAATTAGCAGCCTGCCGGTGCAGGCGGGGGCGCAACTGACGCCGGATTTCATGCTGAAGGTTAACTCTAAAGACGTCACAACCAATATCCGGGATCGCCTTATCTCGATGACGCTGACTGATAATCGCGGCTTTGAAGCTGACCAGCTGGATATTGAGCTGGACGACGCCGACGGTCAGCTGGCAATGCCGGTTCGCGGCGCAGTGATAACGCTGTTTCTCGGCTGGAAGGGGCAGACGCTTTTCGGCAAAGGTAATTTCACCGTTGATGAGGTTGAGCACCACGGCGCGCCGGACACCATGACAATCCGCGCCCGCAGCGCTGATTTCCGTGGCTCGCTTAATTCCCGCCGGGAGGTGTCCTATCACGACACCACCCTGGGGGAAGTCGTGACACAGATAGCCGGGCGCAACAACCTTAAGCCAATGCTGGCCGATGGATTCGCCGGAATTGCCGTGGCTCACATCGATCAGACGCAGGAGACTGACGCTAAATTTCTGACGCGGCTCGCCACACTTTACGGCGCTGTTGCGGCAGTAAAGGCCGGACGGCTTCTGTTTATAAAGCCCGGTAACGGCGTCACCGCCAGTGGCAAGCCAATCCCGCAGATGACTATCACGCGGCAGGATGGCGACCGGCACAGCTTCAGCATTGCCGACCGTGGTGCATACACTGGCGTCTCGGCAAGCTGGCTGCATACCAAAGACCCCAAGCCTAAGAAAGTTAAGGTAAAGCGCAAGCCGAAAGAAAAGCACCTGCGCGCGCTGGAACACCCGGCGGCTAAAAAGAAAAAGACGACCGCGACCAAAACACCCGAGGCCAGAGAGGGTGATTATCTGGCGGGAACAGAAGACAACATATTCACGCTGACGACCGTGTATGCGACGAAAGCGGCAGCAATGCGGGCCGCTAAAGCAAAGTGGGATAAGCTGCAGCGCGGCGTCGCTGAGTTCTCGCTCACGCTCGCGATGGGACGTGCCGACCTGTACCCGGAGACGCCGGTCAGGGTTAGCGGCTTTAAGTCGGTGATTGATGCGCAGCCGTGGATTATCAGTAAGGTCACGCATAACCTAAGCGGCAGCGGTTATACAACCGCGCTTGAGTTTGAGGTGCTGCTTTCAGATATTGGATTTCAGTCAGAAACAGAGGGTGAAACGGAAACGGCCTAATCAGGGTGTAATTTGCAAATCGTGATTTGCATATTCAAACTAAGTGGCTCTCCCCTGCCCTTTTTCGAGGATATTAATCATGATGCACTGCCCTTTATGCCAGACAGCAGCCCATGCAAAAAGCAGCCGCTATGTTTCAAAAGAAACAAAAGAACGTTATCACCAGTGCCAGAATATCAATTGCAGCTGCACATTCAAAACACACGAGACCGTGACTGGAATGATTGTCTCGCCTGGTCAAATCAATAAGGTGCCACTCTACACCAGCCAACAGCAACCTTCCCTGCTGCATTAATTTAGCCCGCTAAGCGGGCTTTTTCATGTTTGAAAATCCATAATCAAACATTGAATACTGTTTTTATATACAGTAATTTAATCCCCTTTTATCAAGGGGGCTGCATGGCAATAAGGAAATTGAATACAGGTAAGTGGCTCTGCGAGTGCTATCTCAATGGAAGGGATGGTAAACGAGTGAGACGACAGTTCAGGACCCGAGCTGAAGCCATTGCCTTTGAGCAATACACTCAGGACGAAATGAAGGCTAAACCCTGGCTGGCTGAGAAAGAGGATAACCGCAAGCTTAACGAACTTATCGAGCTATGGTACAAACTGCACGGTTGCTCGCTAAGTGACAGAAAAGGCCGACTCGGCAAACTCAATATTATTTGCAATGGCATGGGAAACCCCGTTGCTGCCTCTATCACTTCGAAGGATTGGGCACATTATCGGGATCGGCGTTTACAGGGCCTCATACAGAACGGATACAAAACCAGTGATAAATCTTTAAAGGTCTCACCGGGTACCATTAACTGTGAACATGCATTCCTGCGCGCTCTTTTTAATGAGCTGGAACGGCTTGGCGAAATCAACTACCCCAACCCACTTAAAAATATACGCGAGTTTGATCAGCCAGAGAAAGAAATGGCATGGTTGACTGAAGCCCAGATACAAAAGCTGTTTGCTGCCTGCAAAGTTCACGATAACCCTGATCTGACGCTGATTATCAAAATCTGCCTTTCAACCGGGTGCCGGTGGAGTGAAGCCGCGAATCTTAAAGCCTCACAATTATCTCCAAACAAAATTACCTTCATCAATACCAAAGGCAAAAAGAACCGCTCGGTACCCATCGACAATGCCCTGTATAACGAATTAAAAGACAAAGAAGGCCGTTTTTTTTCAGAGTGCTATCGCCAGTTTTATCGGGTCATTCGCCTGGCCGGCATTGAATTACCCGAAGGCCAGATGAGCCATGTACTGCGACACAGCTTCGCCAGCCACTTCATGATGGCCGGGGGAAACATCATCGTGCTGCAGCGTATTCTCGGGCATTCCGACATCAGGGTGACGATGCGTTATGCGCACTTCGCGCCAGATCATCTTGAGGATGCAATTCGCTGCAATCCGCTGGCGTTATTGGCAAAGAAAAATGGCGACAAAGTGGCGGCACAGGGTCCAGCAGAGTAGAACAGAAGATAACAGGGTAGCGTTTAACTCATTGATTTAAATCTAAGATATTGTTTTTAAAAGCTAACCAAAAAAAGACCGAATACGATTCCTATATTCGGTCCAGGGAAATGGCTCTCAAGGAGCCGTGCGCTAAAAGTTGGCATTTATGAAGGCGATGTCGCCTTGCCATTTAACATTAGAACAGCGCGGTGGAATTGCCAGCAAACGGGAGGCGCAGGACCATAAACCGGATCAGTTTGTGATCGCAACGGCAAAAAAGAGGGGTTGGGCGCAGCGCGGTGCTGCACCCGACAGGTTTATTTACCGCACAGCGCCTGGGTGCGCTCAACAATCGGCTGCAGACTCATCATCTGGCCCGGATGCGCTTTATCTTCAACCTGAATCACGCTGATCGGCTGCGCTTTCACCTGTTTGTTTTTGAACAGTGTGTCGGCGATATCGTTCAGGGGGTATGTCATCAGCGTGCTCGGGTTGATGGCAAACATCGCACCATCTTTCTCACAGGTCAGCATCACCTCTTCACGGTTAAACGGCCACTTCTCTTTACCGATCTCAAAGCGGCTGACGGTAATGATTTGTGCCGCCAGCGCCTGGCCGCATACGGATAACAACAGGATTGCGGGGATCACTTTCTTCAGCAACAT